GCTTCTGCTTCTGGCTTTGATTCACTCATGAAGCGAATTGAGCGCAATTTGATTGAGGTTGAGTTTAATGGCGACCCTCGAGTTCGCGTTCATGCTCTTGGCATTTACGGTCCCTACGCTCTCGTGAATTGGCATGCTGCTAAGTATTTTTCCACGGGCACGCACACTTGTAGTGTAATCAAGCATCCCGATGCTGCTGATCCGAATTGCAGTCTTCGGTTTCGCATGAAGGGTTCTCCGACTCTCGTCGAGAAAATTGGAGAGGATCTAGCCGTTGTTTGCTTGGTTGATGCCCACACTTTTCGGGATCTCAGTAAATTTATTCCTGAGAAAGCTCAGTATAGTGGGGGCATCCATAGAGTCAAAGGCTACAATGTCCATTATCGGAACGCTGCGCCTTACGACTTAATACGCGTCCCTTTTACTGGTTATTTTACCAACAAAAAGTCGTACAACGACAGAGACCAGTCATACACGCCCCCAGGCTTCTTTGGTGAACATCCTCATCCTTATGAGGGCCATTGCGGTTCTCCGCTGGTCACCGTAGTGGGCAATCAAGTCCACCTGAATGGTATTGTTTGTGCCGCTTCGATTGCGCAAAAGATGTCACTTTTTCATACCGTTTGCATGTCTGATATCCGTAAGGGTGTTGAGGCGCTTGAGAGGAAAAATGGGCTCCTTGCTCCTTGCAGCGGACTTAGCTTTGACGAGTCTCCTCAAATGAAAGGACTCGTGATAACTGAAAAAGACAGTCGAACGCACGCTTACCATGCTTCTTTTGAGATGGGTTCAACCGTTTCCGACGGTTGTTACCCCGATGCTTCCTTGAGAACTGCTCATTCAACAGTCTACAAATATCCTTTACATGATCAACTGTTTGAGCTTTTTCCTCAAGATTATCATCATGATCTCATTGCTCCCGTCTTCAAGCATCTTGTTGTTGACGGTGAGTATCTTTCTCCTGAGAGAAACGCTCTTCGCGACATGTCCAACCAGGTTTCTGGTATTGACATTGACTTCTTGAACTTAGCCATCAAAGACTTGGTTGACAAGTTTAAGGAGTGCGAAGATTTCAAGCATTTGCGTATCCTCCCTCTAGAAGAGTGTCTCAATGGAGATGGCCATGGAATAAAGTCCATGCCCAAGAACACGTCCGCTGGCTTTCCCGATGGGGGCAAGAAGTATATTCATCTTGACCCCGACCCTACTGAGAAACATCCTCATGGCGTGAAGTTGACTCCCGAAATGCAGGCAAAGTTTGACGAAATGTTAAAACGAGCTTGTGCGGGTGTCAGAAACGGGATTGTCTACAAGACGTGTGCCAAAGACGAGCCTCGTGCAGCCAAAAAGGTTGCTGAGAGGCGCATTCGTATCTTCACATTGGGTCCGATGAACTTTTACTTACTGTGCAAGAAATTCTTTGGCAGTTTCATGGCCGCTTACGTTGCTAACTTCTTGACTACCGAGACAGTTGGTGGCGTAAATCCGTTTTCCAAAGAATGGGGAAGAATTTTTCAACGTTTGGAGAAGCACCCTAATTTGGTCAACGGAGACTACAAGAAGTTTGACAAGAAAATTTCCACATTGATGATTATGGCTGCTGCCACAGTCGTTGTGGAACTTTTTAAGTGGTCCTTTCTCGAACAAGGGGAGGAGCTCAGTCAAGAGGCTATTAACGCTCTTAGGAGCATTGCCTCTGACATCGCAAGTCCTCTCATTTTGATGAATCGCGATTTGTTGCGACCAGCTGGATCACTTTCGTCGGGCGTCTTGATGACATTCGTCTTCAATGATATCATCAATTCTCTGTATATGCGCGTTGCGTTTTACACGTTGCGCACAGCAGTGAGTCCCTTGGATAATGAAAGTCTACGTCGTCTTTTTCGAGATAACGTCGAACTTTTTACCGCGGGAGATGATAACACATACTCCATTTCTGACGAAGTTAAGTCTTTCTTCAATTTCGGCACCATTCAGCATTACTTTCGAAGTATTGGAATGCAGTACACCCCGGCTGATAAGTCTGACAATGTCTATGGTACTGTCGACGTCACGAGAGCTACTATATGTAAGCGATCTTGGCGTTTTGACAAAGAGTACCAAATTTGGACTTGTCCGATTGAGAAACCGAGTATTTTGAAGATGTTGACTATTGGATTGCGGTCCTCGGCTATTACTGAAGATGAGCACGAACAGCAGTGTTTTCGAGCTGCTCAGTGCGAGTTTGCACAGTATGGTCGAGAGGAGTTTGTATCGCGCACGAAAACGCTGCGCTCGCTCCGACCGAACTTCCATTATTTGACTTATGAAGAAATTATGGAGAAACAACAAGGAGATGGAATTACTCCTTGGATTCCCGAGACTTTAGAATCATTCCCGGACGTCGATCTCGACAACGTGGGGTGGTGCTAAAGTGCTCACGGCTAAGCTGTGATGCCGTCGCCAATCAGCGGCATTCTTCGAACCCTGACAAAGCACTAATTGACCTTTCGTACGGTGCTTGTATATGCGAAGAGTGTGACAGTAGGACTAGTTATTTAACTTGTATGACTCTAGGAGGCCTACTTATCAATTAAGATCCAGAGTCCGAAAGGCACTTCTCCTACCGGTGTGAGGTCACCTAGGAGGGGTCACCACTACCTCACTTCAATTAATACATCTAATGGGGACGCTACGGGCCCCACCCTTACTGATAGCGATATCGATACTGTTAAATCGAACGATATCACAACGACTCAGCATGAAGAGTCTCAACCCATGGTTTCACAGACCGTGACGTTCATGGAAGAAGCACCTCTTTACAGAATGGATGCTGTCGCTCCGCGAGACACTACATATACTGATCCGTTTGCTGATAATCTACCTCTTGACAAATATTTTGCTCGCCCTATACAGATCGCCACTGGAACGTGGACTACGACGTTCACACGATCATCTCTTTTTGAGGAGATTAATCCGTGGATTCTATGGCAGCAGAACGAGCGTATCGCTAACAAATTGAAGAATTATGCTTATGCGTCTTGGGATCAAGCTATTCGAGTTGTACTAAACGGTACTCCCTTTCAATACGGTAAATTGATGGTAGTATACATTCCTTACGGTGACGTAGGTTCACTTGTCACTAATGCTGCCAGAAACCGCGTTGCTAGGGAGCAAGTTGAATGGTACAATAAGTCTAGCGCGGAAACCGATTCCGCTCACGATGCCGTTTTTCAGCATTTTTCTACTTACCCCCACGTGGTCATGGATCCGTCAAAGAGCACTGTTGCAGAGCTTAAATTGCCTTTCATGTACCACGTTAACGCTTTTCCCGTTGCTGGCGAGACTTTTAGTTCTTGTGGAACTTTGTTATTTTATGACTTAAATCCATTGAGAATTGCTAATCCCACTGCATTAACACAGCTTAATTACACTGTCTATGCGTGGGCTGAGAACGTCAGTTTAACTGGTGCTACTACACTTACGGCTACGGGTTCTTCTGAATCCCGAGTTTGCTCTTGTCTTGAGGACAAATGTTACGTTTGTGACAAAGTTGAAAGCAAATGTAAGTGTTTTGATCAATACATATTAACTCCTGTTTCTGATGAATATAACGATCCACCGGTTTCAGCGCCCGCTAGTGCGGTAGCTGAAGCGGCAGGGATGCTTACAGGCGTCCCAGTTATCGGACCATTTGCTCGCGCCACCGAAATTGGTGCAAGTGCGGTAGCGAATATGGCCAGATTGTTTGGCTTTTCTACTCCTACAATGCAAGTTCCGGTAAGTCGTTATACTCCGAAAGTTCATGGCCGTATGGCCAACACCAT